ATGCCTGTCGCTGCGCACCCCGATTTCGCTCTCCTGTCCGACTCCTGGAGGCTGGCGCTGGAGGCCGACGGCTACTCGCCGGCCACCGTGCGCAGCTACCTGGGTGCCGTCCGCAATCTGGCGACCTGGCTGGCTGACCACCACCCCGGTACAGGACCTGCCGACACCACCAGAGACCAAATCCGGGCATGGGTCGTCGACACCCGGAACCGGACGTCCAGCAGCACGGCCCGCACCTGGTTCCCCGCCGTCCGCGGCTTCTTCCGGTGGGCGGTCGAGGAGGGAGAGTGCCCGTCGGACCCCACCGACGGCCTCAAGACACCGCGGCCCAACGACCAGACCACGCCGGTACTCAGCCTCGACCAGATCCGGGCCATCCTCGGCACCTGCAACCGTGCGACGTTCCGCGACCGGAGAGACGCAGCGATCATCTACGTCTTCGCCGACGGCGGGCTCCGCCTGGCTGAAGTGGCTGGACTCACAGTCGACGCCGTAGAGATCCGCGACCGGATCCTGTTTGTCGAAGGGAAAGGTACAAACCGGTCCGGCCCTCGTCGCCGAGCTGTGCCAGTGGGCGTGAAGGCCGCCCGGGCGCTAGATCGCTACCTACGCGAGCGGCGCCGCCACCCGTACGCCGACCTGGACACGCTGTGGCTGGGCGACCGGGGCCGGCCGACGCTGGGCGCGGACGGTATCAAGGCGGCGCTGCAGCGCCGCGCCGCGCTGGTGGGCGTCAAGCTGCACCCTCACATGTTCCGTCACACATGGGCGAGCCAGTTCCGGGCGGCCGGGGGACAGGAGGGCGACCTGATGGTGCTGGGCGGGTGGCGGAGCCGGCAGATGCTGGACCGCTACGGCCGGGTGGACGCGGCGGAGCGTGCCCAGCAGGCGTACCGACGGCTGGCGCTGGGGGACCGGCTGTAGTCAGGCGATGCGCTGGACATTGCTGTACTTGTCCAGGATCCGCTCCAGCATCTCGACGAGCAGCCGCCGCTCCTCCTCAGGCAGGGGCGACTTGTCGCCAAGGAGCCGGTCCACCTCTTGCGCGAGCGGGTGGGAGACCTGCGGCTGGTCGAACTGGCCGCGCTCCGCACGACCGGCGAGGACTAGCAGTTCCTGCATCGTCGTACCAGGGATCGCGGTCTGGATCCGGCGGAGATTCGCCGGGCCGGGCTGGATCTCGCCCCGGAAGTAGCGGCCAAGGAGGCCGCTGTCGATCTTGGTCAACTTGGCCAGGCTGGCTTGGTCATGGGCGACTCGGGCGCGCTGGGCGTGCCCAATGACGTACTTCCGAAACCCGTCTACGTCCCATGCTGCTGCGCGCTCGCTGCTCACATGCAGGAGATTACGGCAATCCTCGTGTAGGCACGAGGACTCGGGGCCCGGCTGGCGAGAGCCCTCCATGTAGCCCATGGGCTGCGGATCTGAAGATCTATCGCGGTGACCTGCGCGAACTGCGTATGGACTGATCCCGATCTCTTACTGCATTTGTGCAATCTCTCCGCAGCGAGTGTTGCATGCTTGCATGCACAGCGCTAGGCTGCATGCATGCAGGCATCCACGGATGGCCGGCCCAAGGTCTTCCTGCGATCCGATCGATACACGTCCCTCGTCGCCGACCTGGGACTCGAGACGATCGAGGAGATGGCCGAGGACCTCGGCGTCGACGACGGCAACCTCTCGCGCATCCTGCGCGGCCAGCCGGTGTCCGCCGAGTTCATCGCCCGGGTCCGGCTCCGGTACCCCAAGATCCCCTACGAGCAGATGTTCCGTGAGGCGATCGTATGAGCACCATCCGACGCCTCACCGCCCAGGCCGCCGCCCACACCAGGTGGGCGCACACCGCAGACCGGACCGAGGCGACCGCCGCCGCCCGCAAGGCGTTCATCGACCGATTCGAGCGCGAGGTCGACCCGGAAGGGAAGCTGCCGCCGGCCGAGCGGGCGCGCCGTGCCGAATCCGCGCGGCGGGCGTACTTCCTCCGCCTCGCCGCCAAGTCCGCCGAGGTGCGACGCCGCCGGCGACGCAGCCAGCGGCCCGCCGCCTGACACGTCCGGGCCACCCGACCCGAGACACACAACCGGCGCCCCCGCCAATCCGCCAAGACCGCGCGAGGACGCCACGACCGCAGAGGAGAGAGTACCTGTGCTCACCCCCCACAAGACCACCCACCCGGCCGACGGGTCCCCACGCTGGACCGTCACCGGGCCGGCGGGCACCGTCTGCTACGACCGGCACCGGCAGGTCGCGGTCCTGCGCGCCTCGATCGAGGCGATGGCGCGCCGCTACGGCCACGCGTGCATGGACTGGGGCTACGCGGACGTCGCCGGCATGCGGGACGCCGAGTGGTACCAGCGGCAGACGCTGCGCCGGGAGCAGGCGCTCAGCCGACTCGTCCGGGCCCTGGCGGTCCTGGCCGAGGACGGCATCCCCGTCGCGGACGTCGCCGACCCCGGCCGACCCCGACCGCGAGCGTGACCCGATGATGATGACGCACCTTCGCCGCAAGGACTTCGCCGGCACGCGCTACTGGATCGCCGAGACGGCCGCCGGCGCCGTGGCCATCAGCGCCGCGATCCTGGCCGGTGACGCACCCCACCAGGACGGAGAGATCACCGGCCCGGACGGGGTCCGCCTGGTGCCGGCCACCATCGACGTCCACCTACCCGACGAGCGCCAGCCGGACGCCTGCGTCGTCCTCCGCGACAGCCCGCCGTGCTGGTCGTACACGGTCGGGCCGGCGCGCCCGGTGCTGGAGGAGTGGGTCACCGCCGGCCACGACGACCAGGTGCTCGCGGACGCGCTCCGCGCGGAGCACGCCGAGGCGGTGGTGACCCGATGAGCCAGTGGTTCGGCCGGCTGCTCGACTGGCGATGGGACCCGCAGACCGCGCAGCACGTCGCCTGGCACGGCGGCCGGTCGCACCGCATTGTCAAGCTCGACCGGATGGCGGCCGACGCCCGCGGCTACACCCCCGGCTGGCACCTCATCGAGGACGACGAGTGGGGCCGGCCCGACATCGGGGTACGGCTCGGGTCGACGGTCGACGCCGCCAAAGCAGCCGCCGAGGCGTGGATCGTCTGTGCCGAGTCGGACCTGCGGCAGTACCCGCGGCTCAGCATCGCCATGTCCTCGGGCTGTGTCGGATACCAGGCGTACGGCGTCCGGGTGTCCATCCGCCGCGACGACGCCGGCCGGCGATTCGCCGTCCACCGCGACGACGCGACCAGCCGGTCGGTCGGCGCGGTCGTGCCGCTGTTCCTGGGCCGTGGTGGTGCGACGTCGGTCCGCTGGCGGGCGGTCGACCCGGCCGGTGAGCTGATCGCCGGCAGCGACACGTGGGCCGGCGCCATCGGCAGCCTGGTCAGGGCGGTGGGCTGATGACCGTCCTCGCGATCCTCGCCGCGATCGCCGCCGGTGCCATCGCCGGCTACTGGCTGGCCATCCGGCGACTCACCCACCGCGTCGAGGCCATGCACGCCGCCATGGTCGCCAGCCGCATCGACACGAGCCCGACCCGGGCCGCGACCGCCGACAGGCACCGCAACGGCTGGCGGTCGGCCACCCGACCCCACCTGCCCAACCGGAGGTCTAGGTCATGACGCCGCTGACCATCGGCTCGCTGTGCTCCGGATACGGCGGCATCGAGCTCGGTATCGAGATGGCCATCGGCCCGGTCCGGCACGCCTGGCACGCCGAGATCGACCCCGACGCGTCCCGGGTGCTCGCCGCCCACTGGCCCGACGTGCCCAACCTCGGCGACCTGCGTGAGGTCGACTGGAGCCGGGCCGAGCCGGTCGACGTGCTCACCGCCGGATTCCCGTGCCAGCCCGTGTCAGCTGCGGGGCGCCGGATGGGCGTCGCCGACGAGAGGTGGCTCTTCGATGACATCGCGGACGCTGTTGGCCGATTGGTCGCACGACCCCGGCTGCTCGTGTTCGAGAACGTCCCTGGGCTGCTCACTGCGAGTCGCGGGGACGCTATGGCCCGAGTCGTTCAGGGCCTGGCCCGCCTCGGGTATGTGGGACGCTACGGGACTTTCCGAGCTTCCGACGTCGGCGCTCCGCACCGCAGAGCGAGGGTCTTCATCGTCGCGTGGCCAGCGGAGGCGGGCTGTCCGCCCGATGGGACCCTGCCCGCCGGGCGAGTGGGATTCGGTGCCGCTGGACCTGCCGGCGTGACCCTGCTGCCGACCCCGAACGCCGCCCTTGGCCGGGGCACCGGCACCCTGTCCCCCGAGACAGCCGCAGCCCGGTACGCCGTCGGCAAGCGATTCTTGGACGACGCCGTGTCGCTGCTGCCGACGCCGGCCGCGCGGGACTGGAGGTCGGGCGGGTCCAACATCATGGACCGCAACGCGCGACCCCTCAACGAGGTCGCCGTGAACCTCCTGCCCACACCGACAACCTCCGACGTACGGGGGCCCGGCGCGCATGGTGACGGCGGCCCGGACCTGCGTACCGCTGTCTCCGCACTGCTGCCCACGCCGCGCGCCACCGACGGGACCAAGGGTGGCCCCAACCAGCGCGGATCATCCGGCGACCTGGCGTTGCCGTCCGCCGTCGTCCAGTTCCTGCCGACCCCGGTCGCCGCCTATGCCGACCGGTGGGGCGAGTACGCCCCGGCCATCCGCCGCTGGGAGCAGATCACCGGCCGGCCCGCACCGGAGCCGACCGAACCCGGCACTCGGGGGCAGCCGCGCCTGTCGCCCCGGTTTGTGGAGTGGCTGATGGGGCTCGATTCCGGATGGGTCACCGACCACCTGCCCCGCACCGCGGCCCTGCGCGTGCTCGGCAACGGCGTCGTCCCCCAGCAGATGGCCCACGCCATCCGCACCCTCCTGCCCCGGAGGGCCGACGCATGACCCAGGCCCGCATGATCCCCCACCCCGGGCACGCCTGCTGCGACCTCACCCAAGACCTACCCGGCTGGATCACCCGCCAACGACAGCGGCTGAACACCCAGCTCCGCTGGGCGCGAGTCCTCTCCCAGCGTGGACAACGCCTCCGCCGCGAGGCGATCACCGCCCAGGTCCGCGGCAACACCACCCGAGCCGCAGCCCTCGACATCGAGGCCATGCGCTGCTGCGGCCAGGCGTGGGTCATCCACCAGTCGGCCGCCGGCTGGCTGGCCCACCTCGACCGGCTCGCCGCCAGCCACCAGTGGCGGCCCGACATGACAGGGGGTGCCTGATGCCACTCCACCTCGACCGCGGCGGCCGACACCGTGCCGCCGACGACACCCCACCCGCCGCCGGCCGGCGGCTCATCCCCGCCCCACTCCGGGTCCCCGCCGACTGGATGCCACCCACCCCCAGCCCGGCCGCCCGGCAGACCCTCGCCCCCACCTACTACGCCACCCGCCGGCTCCACGCCGGCCCCAACGACCGCACCGGCCTCCTGCCCACCATCTCAGCCGACACGAGGTGCCCCCGATGACCGACTGGCGCCACCGGGCCGCCTGCCGCGACACCGACCCGGAACTGTTCTTCCCCATCTCCGACACATCATCTGTCGCCGACGCCGCCATCCGTATCTGCCGGACCGCCTGCCCCGTCCGCCAGGAGTGCCTCACCTGGGCGCTCAACAACGGCGAGCAGCACGGGGTCTGGGGCGGACTCACCGAGGGCCAGCGGCGCCGCGCACAACTGCACCGCCTCACCCCCGCCGAGGCCATCGCACTCAGCCCAGCACCAGCCACCCGAGGAGCGCAGCAGTGATCACCATCAACACCGACACCATCGCCCGCGCACTCCGCCTCGCCGGCGCCTGCCCCATCCACCACCCGGCATGACCAACAACAGCAGGCGGGAGCCGGCTGGGGTAGCCGGCTCCCGCTGGGCCAGCCCAGCCGCCGCCGTCCGCGCCGCCAACGGCTGGCCAGCCTGCGCCGCCGGCTGCGGATGGCCCCTCGACCCCGCCGCCGCAGCCGGCGGACACGACCGACACCCCGGCTGCGACGACCTCGCCCCCGTCATCCCACTCCACAACCGACAGCGACCACGGCAGAGGACAGCATGACCACCACGATCACCCGGCCCGGCCTGTACGACGGCATCCCCGATGCCGACTACCACGCCGACCCGATCCCCGGCGGTTCGCTGTCCAGCACCGGAGCACGTCTCCTCCTGCCACCGTCCTGCCCGGCGAAGTACCGGTGGCAGCTCGACCACCCGACGCCCACCAGCCGGCCCGAGTTCGACCTCGGCAAGACCGTGCACCGGCTCGCCCTCGGCGCCGGCGCAGACATCACCGTCATCGACGCCCCCGACTGGCGCACCAGGACTGCCCGCGAGCAGCGCGACGAGGCGTGGGCGGCCGGCCGGACACCAGTACTCGCCGCCGACTACGACCGGGCCCGCGCCATGGTCAGCGCCCTGCGTCAACACCCGCTCGCCGGCGCACTGCTCGACCCGTCCACCGGCCGGCCCGAGGTGACCGCCGCGTGGATCGACGCAGACACCGGCGTCTGGCTGCGAGCCCGATACGACTGGCTGCGCGACCAGACCGACGGCCGGCCCATCATCGTCGACCTCAAGACCTGCGTCAGCGCCGACCTGGCGAACCTGCAGCGGGCCATCCACACCCACGGCTACCACCAGCAGGCCGCCTGGTACCTCGACGGCGCCAGCGTCCTCGGCATCGACGCGCGGTTCGTCTTCGTCTTCGTCGAGAAAGACCCGCCACACCTGATCCGAGTCGTCCAGCTCGACCCGGTTGCCGAGCGGATCGGACAGGCACGCAACCGCGAAGCGATCGGCATCTACGCCGAATGCGTCCGGACCGGCGTGTGGCCCGGCTACGGCGACGACATCCCCCTGATCCCGCTGCCCGCCTGGGCAGAGAACCAACACACCAAGGAGGTCTGGTGACCGCCCTCGATCGCATCACCAACCCGGCAGTCCCCACCCCGGAGATCCTCGGACAAGCCACCGTCATCGAACAGTCCCGGGCGGTCGCCGAGGTAGCCGCCGCCGTCCAAGTCGCCCAGCAGTGCCCGCGTGACATTGACCAGGCGGTTGCCCGCATGCGCCGCGCCTGCAGCCAGCCCGGACTCGCCGGGCAGGCCTTCTACGCCTTCCCCCGCTCCGGGCAGACCGTCACCGGCCCGTCCGTCTACCTGGCCCGCGAGCTCGCCCTGTGCTGGGGCAACATCCAGTACGGGGTCGCCGAGCTGCGCCGCGACGACGCCGCCGGCATCAGCGAGATGCAAGCGTTTGCCTGGGACGTCGAAACGAACACCCGCTCGGCGCAGATCTTCATCGTGCCCCACCGGCGGGACAAGCGCGGCGGTGCGGAACGGCTCGTCGACCTGCGCGACATCTACGAAAACAACGCCAACCAGGGCGCCCGGCGGGTACGGCAGGCCATCTACTCGGTCCTGCCGAAGTGGTTCACCGACGAGGCCGAGGAGATCTGCCGGCGCACGCTGACCGTTGTCACCGGCGAACAGCTCGCCCAGCGCGTCCAGAGCGCGATCGACCAGTTCGCTCGCGGCGGCATCACCCTCGAACAGCTGGAGAGGAAGGTCGGTCGGCCGCGGGCCGAGTGGACGGCCGAGGACGTCGCCGAACTCGGCGTGCTGTTCCAGTCGCTCAAGCGGAAGGAGATCAGCCGCGACGAGGCGTTCCCGCCCGACCCGGTGACCGTCGCCGAGATCACCGCTGCCAGCGGGGAGCGTGTCGCATGAGCCTGCCCACCATCCACGGCGTCGGTCGCCTCACCGACGACCCCGAGCTGCGGTTCGCCGCCACCGGAACCGCCATCTGCCGGCTGCGGATCGCCTTCAACCAGCGCAAGCGCGACGCCAACGGCGAATGGGTCGACGGCGACGTGTGCTTCCTCGACGGCACCCTGTTCCGCCAGGAGGCCGAGAACGTCGCCGAAAGCCTGCGCCGCGGCGACGAGGTCGTCATCACCGGTCGACTCAAGACCAACAGCTACGAAACCCGCGAGGGCGAGAAGCGCAGCCGCATCGAACTCGTCATCGACTCCATCGGCCCCAGCCTCCGGTACGCCACCGCCCAGGTCCAGAAGATGACCCGCTCCGGCCCCGGCGCCGCACCGGCCACCGGCCCAGCCGACGACCCGTGGGCGACCGCCACCCCCGCCCCGGCCACGCCCGGCCGGACGCGGACCGCCGACGCCGGCTTTCCGAGGACGGCGTCGCGAGACGACGACGAGCCTCCGTTCTGACTCCGAACAGCCCCGCCCGGACCAGGCCGGCACCGCGCATCGAGCGCGCGACGGGGCACCAGCCCACCCGCACCAAAACGAGACCTAGGGGGGGACCCGATGACACACCCAACCGCCGGCGGCATCCTCGCCGCCAGCGACGCACTGCGGGGCCCTCAGCAGACCTTCACCCGCGAGCAGGTCGCCTACCTGATGCGCCTCGCCTACGACTCCGGCCGCACCGCGGCCCTCCTCGACGACCTCGCCATCATGCACGCCGCATTCGCGGCCCACACCTGGCGAGAAACCAACGAGCGACGGGTCGCCCGCGAGCTGGCCGAGATGGACCGGGCCGCCCGAGCGGCGGCCGCCCGGGCCGGCCGCCCCTACCGGATCCACCCCGGCGGGCCCGTCGACTGGGAAACCGGCGCCCCCATCCACCTGGGAGCAGCGGCGTGACCGACATCGACCTGTGGGAAGGCATGAGCGTGGCGCCGCCTGAAGACCCGTTCAGCCCCGACGAACACGAGGCGTGGCAGCGGCAGGAGGAGCAACTGCGCGCCGAGGTGCTGGCCGCCCGCCAACGGCAACGGCAGGCCGAGGAAACCGAACGGCAGCTCACCCTCCTGCGCGCCCGCCACGCCGCCGAACAGATCTTCGCCGAAGAGCAGGCGGCAGAGGCCAAGGCCCGGGCCGCGGACGCGGCCCGCGTCCACGACGGCGCCACCTTCCTGCTCGACCTACCACCGACCCCGCCCGCCCTGTGGGGCACAGGCGCAGACATCCTGTGGGCACGCGGCGAGGCACTGATGATCGCCGGCCCGCAGGGCGTCGGCAAGACAACCCTCGCCGGGCAGCTGCTCCGCGCAGTCGCCGGCCTGCCCCCCGGCGACGTGCTCGGCTACCCGGTCGAACCGTGCCAGCAGCGGGTGCTGTACCTGGCCATGGACCGACCCGAGCAGGCCCGCCGCAACCTGGCCAGGATGTTCACCGACGCCGAGGCTGAGTTCGGCCGCCAGTACCTGTCCGAGATCATCCGGTTCTGGGTGGGCCCGCCGCCGTGCGACCTCGCCGCCGACCCGGAGGGCCTGCTCCGGCTGGCCCGCGAACACGACGCCGACGTCGTGTTCGTCGACAGCCTCAAAGACGCCGCCGTCGGCCTGGCCAAGGACGAAGTCGGCGCCGGCTACAACCGGGCCCGGCAGCTCGCCCTCGCCGAAGGCATCCAACTCGTTGAGCTGCACCACGTGGTGAAGAACGGGGCGGACGGCGGCAAGCCGAACAACATCAACGGCATCTACGGGTCGACCTGGTTGACCTCCGGTGCCGGGTCGGTGGTGCTGCTGTGGGGCGAACCCGGCGACCCGATCGTCGAACTGCTGCACCTCAAGCAGCCGATGAACGAGGTTGGCCCGCTGAAGATCCGCCACAACCGGGAGACGGGCCTGGCCGAGGTGTTCCACGACCCGGACACCGACGTGGTGGCGCTGGCCCGCCGCTGCTCCACGACCGGCCTATCGGCGAACGAGGCGGCGGCTTGCCTGTACTCGGTGGAGAAGCCGACGAAAGCCCAGATCGAGAAGGCCCGCCGGCGGCTCGACGCGCTCGTGGCGCAGGGCCTGCTGTACGCCCGCGACCCGGACACGGAGCGCGGCGGGCGCGGCCACGGCAGGCGGTGGTTCCCGGCCGCTCCGGCGTCGTGGGAGGAGCCGGACCGGTGAGCCCAACCACGGCGTGGGAACGCTCCCAAGAAAGTCACGGAGAAAGTCACGCTTCGATGCCTCGGCGTGACTTTACGGCCGACGATCAAGCGTTTCCGCAGGTCAGAGCCGGTTCTCAGAAAGTCACGCAGAAAGTCACGCAGAAAGTCACGTTGATCTCCAGCGACCGTGACTTTACCGCGTTTCCGCAGGTCAGAAAGTCACGCGGAAAGTCACGGCACAAAGTCACGCCCCCCCTCCCCTTTAGGGGAGGGGGCGGACAAGCACCCAAACCCAAGATCCACACCACCCCGGGAGACACCATGGACGACCACCCGACCACCGACCACCCGGCACCCGTCGACGGGCCCGAACCCGTCGGCGACATCGCCGCCCGCATCCTCGACAACCTCGCCACCCGCCAACGCGACGCCCTCGCCCGGCTCGCCCGCGCACACCAACACCACCCCCTCCTCCACCGCCGAGAGGAGCAGCCGTGAGCTACAAGCAGGGCCGCGGCTTCGAATGGAAGGTCCGTAACGACCTCGAAGAGAACGGGTACGCAGTCGTCCGCGCCGCCGGCAGCAAAGGCAAGACAAAGATCGACCTGATCGCCCTCAAACCAGGCCAGGCACTCTTCATCCAAGCGAAACGCGACGGAACCCTGCCCCCCGGCGAGTGGGACCGCCTCGTCGATGTCGCCAGCTGGGTCGGCGCCATCCCAATCCTCGCCGTCAACGGGCCACACGGCCGCGGCGTCGTCTACACCCGGCTCCTCGGCCGCAAACGGCGCGGCCACCGCATCCAACCCTGCGAACCGTTCCGGCTCGACGCCCTCGACGACGACCCCGGTTACTGCGGCCACGAGCTGCACGGCGCCGACGGCGGCCCCTGCCCCGGCTGCGGCTGGGACTCCCACCCCATCCCCACCACCGCCACCCCGGAGACCACCCGATGACCGACAGTCGCGCACCCCACCCGGCCATCCGCCAGCTCGTCGCCGAGCTGACCATGCTCCGCCTCGTCCGCGGCGTCACCCAGGAGCGGATCGCCGCCCGGCTCGACGTCACCACCGCCACCGTCGCCAAGTGGGAGGGCGGCACACGCTCGCCCTCCTCGCGCCACCTCGCCGAGCTGGCCGCGATGCTCGGCTGCGAGCTGGCCCTGGTCGAGGCCGCCCCCGGAGAGGAGGCCGCCCGATGACCGACCACGACCCCGAGGTCCGGCAGACCGCCGACCGCCTGCCGACCGGCGACGAGCGGGACGCCCGCTGGCGCGACATCGCGCTCACCCGGCCCGGCTACGCCACCTACCCCGACACGGCGCCCGGCACGCCGTCCTGGTGGGCACGGCAGGGCACCCCGCCACCGGCCGTCTCCTGGGCACACCGGCCCGACCCGCGGCCCCTCGCCGACATCCGACCCGGCCGACCGCTGATGCCCCTCTCGGGGCCGGAGGGGGCGATCATCCCGCCCCGGGCCGACGGCACCATGTGCGCCGTCTGGCGCCGGCCCGACGACGGCCCGGATCTTGCCGCTGCGGCGCGATCTGGGACGGGCGAGGGTCAGGACAAGGGCACGGCGGTCCCAGACGCTCACAGCGGATCTCAGGGCTCCGAGGCGGACACGCCTCGGCACGACGCCGAGGTGATCATCGACTACGCCCGACGCATCGGCCTGCCGCTGCTGCCGTGGCAGGCGCGCGTCGTCCGCCGCTTGTGGGACCAGCGGACCTGGGGTCGCCGATGAGCCCCACCTGCCGGCCGTGGTCCGGGGCGTGCGGGATCTGCCGTCGCCGCCGCCGGCGGCAGGCCACCCCGCGCGCCGGAGGTCGCGACGTCCTCGTCTGCGACACCTGCGACCAGCCCACCCCGACCACCGAGGAGCGCCGATGACGACCTGCGTGATCTGCGACCAGCCCGCCGAGCCGACCGCCTACGCCTGCCAGCGGTGCGCGACCCGGACCGGCACCCTGCTCGCCCAGGCCGCCGACCTCGCCGCCGACGCCGACGACGCGGCCGCCGGACTCATGCGCCACGGCACCGGCGGACGCCGCGGCGGCGAGCACCCGATGCCCGGACGGCCCGACCTGCGCGCCCGGCTCGACGCCGCCACCACCACGCTCACCACGTGGGCGCGGCACGTCGCCGACGAGCGCGGCCACACGCCGCCGGCACCCGGGCGACACCCGGGCGGCACCGCCGCCGCATGGCTGGTCGGGCACCTCGACTGGCTACGCCACCAGCCGTACGCCGGCGAGGCCCTGGCCGACCTGGCCGGCGCCGCGCGGGACGTCATCCGCACCGCCGACCGGCCGCCCGAGCGGGCCATCGTCGGCGCATGCGAGTGCGGGGCGGTGCTGTACGCCATCGCCGGCGCCGACGTCGTCCGCTGCCGGTCATGTGGGGCGCGCTGGGACGTCGAGGCGTCACGGGCCACCCTGCTACGGCACGTCGAGGACCAGCTGCTGAGCGCCGCGCAGATCGCCCACCTCGCCGCCCGCGCCGGCCACGACCGGCAGCGGGTGCGGAATCTGATCGCGGTGTGGGCGCGCCGCGGCGTCATCAAGCCCGCGTACCGCGACGACCGCGGTGTACCGCTGTACCGGCTCGGTGACGTGCTCGACCGGCTCGACGCCGCCGCCACACCGGCCCTCGCGGCGGCAGGATGACCATGGGCGTGGTAGTGTCACCGGTCGAAGGGGTAGACGAACCCTGCCCGGAGTCCGGGGAGACCCGATGCCCCGGGCGCTGAAGATTTGCTCTCAGCCCGGATGCCCGGAGCTGACCGCCAGCGGACGGTGCGCCGCCCACACACGCGACGCCGACCAGCGGCGAGGCACCCGACACCAGCGCGGCTACGGCCGAGCCCATGAGCGCCGGTTCCGCACCGGCGTGCTCCGCCGTGACCCGCTGTGCGTCTGCACCGACACCAGCCACGGCCACGGCCCCGCCTGCCTGCGACCGTCCACCGTCGCCGACCACTGGCCCCGCGACCGGCGGGAGCTGGTCCGGCTCGGCCTGGACCCGGACGACCCGCAGTACGGGCGCGGCCTGTGCAAGCCGTGCCACGACAGGCACACCGCTCAGGCCCAGCCCGGCGGCTGGCACGCCGGACGGTGACTATCCGTGACCACCCCTGGGGGGCTACCCCCTCGGGCGGGGGCACAGAGGACCGCCGGGGAGGGCCGCGCCCGGTCCGCCGGGTTCAAAGTCCCCGGGTCGTCACGCGATGTGACGGCCGCCCGATGCCGCGCGATGCGGCGGAGGAGTGATCACGAGATGCCAAGTGGTGGTGCGCGAGTGCGCTCCGGGCCACCGCCGGACCCTAACGCCCTACGGCGGGACCGGCGGTCGGACGGCGAGTGGACGGTACTGCCGGCGGAGGGCCGGGCGGGCGATCCGCCGGCGTGGCCGCTGGTGGGGCAGTCCAAGCGCGAGGCCGAGCTGTGGACGCTGCTGTGGAGGAGGCCGCAGGCGGTCGAGTGGGAGCGGCTCCATCAGACGGTCGAGGTGGCGCTGTACGTCCGTAACCTTTCCGTGGCTGAGCTGCCGGGCTCGCCGGTGGCTCTGGGCACGCTGGTGCGCCAGCAGGCCGACGCCCTGGGGCTGACGATCCCGGGCATGCGGTCACTCCGGTGGCGGATCGACGAGCTGGCGGAGCAGAAGAGGCGGGCGGTAGCGAAGGCGGCGCCGGCGGCGCGGCCGTCGGCGCGAGACCGGTTCCGGGTCATCGATGGGGTCATCGATGGCTCGGCGGAGTGAGCCGGAGGCGGTCGTCGGGCGGTACGTCGTCGACTTCCCCACCCTGTTCGTCGCGGTGGACTGGATCGAGCGGCACTGCGTCATCCCGGACGGTTTCCACCGTGGGCGCCCGTTCGAGATGTACGACTGGCAGGCGTGGTGCACGCTGAACCACTACCGGGTCCGCGAGGACGCCGAGTGGATTCCGGAGGCCCCGCTGTTGGGCACGGCGTTCTACTATCGACGGTCGCTGATCATTGCCCCGCAGAAAACCGGCAAAGGCCCGTGGTCGGCAGCCGGGGTGGCGTTGGAGGCGGTCGGACCGTCGGTGTTCGCGGGCTGGGCAGGTCGAGGGGACGGCTACGCGTGCTCGGACCACGGCTGCAGGTGCGGCTGGGAGTACGAGTACGCGCCGGGCGAGCCGATGGGGATGCGGCACCCGTCGCCGCTGATCCAGATCACTGCGTACGCCGAGGACCAGACGGACAACATCTACCGGCCGCTGAAGGCGATGATCCGGCAGGGGCCGCTCGCCGACCTGATGCGTGTCGGCGAGGAGTTCACCCGGATCGTGGACCGCGAGGATGGCCGGATCGATGTGGTGACCTCGTCGGCGCAGGCAAGGCTGGGTAACCCGATCAGCTACGCAGCCCAGGATGAGACCGGCATCTGGACTGCGCAGAACAAGATGATCAGCGTCGCGGACACGCAGCGGCGTGGTCTGGCCGGCATGCAAGGCAGGTCGCAGGAGACCACCAACGCGTTCGATCCGACGCAGCGGTCACAGGCTCAGCTGACCTACCAGTCGCCGAGACCGGACATCTTCAAGTTCTACCGGCAGCCGCCCGACAACCTGCGGTACGACCGGAGGGCAGACCGTCGCAAGATCCACGCGTACGTGTACGCCGGGTCTCGACATGTCAACCTCGACGCGATCGAGGCCGAGGCCGAGGAGCTGATCGCCAAGGGCGACATCGCCCAGGCCGAGCGCTTCTTCGGTAACCGCATGCGGGCCGGGTCTGGTCGCTGGCTGGACATCGACCGGTGGCGCGCCCGGGCTCAGCCTCGCGAGGTGCCGGACGGCGCGCCGATTGTGTTGGGGTTCGACGGCTCCGACATCGACGACTGGACAGGGTTTCGGGCGGAGACCCAGGACGGCTACCAGTTCACGCCGGCGTACGGGCCGCCCGGTGCCCGGCTGCCGACGGTGTGGGATCCGGCCGAGTGGGGCGGCCAGGTGCCGCGCGGCGAGGTGTCCGACGCGCTGGCCGAGCTGATGCGCCGGTACGTGGTGGTGCGCCTGTACGCGGACCCGCCGTACTGGACGACGGAGATCGACCAGTGGGCGGCCGAGTACGGGGACCAGCGGGTGGTGCGCTGGTACACGCACCGGCCGGTGCAGATGCAGGCGGCGGCCGACCGGCTGCACACCGACGTCACCAAGGCGGGGTCGAGCTTCAGCCACGACGGGTGCCCGCTGACGGCCGCGCACATCGAGGCCGTGCACCGGGAGCCGCGGCCCGGCGGCCGGTACAGGCTGGCCAAGCCGGATGACGGCCGCAAGATCGACTTGGCGGTCGTGTCGATCCTCGCCCACGAGGCGGCCGGGGACGTGACCGCCGCCGGGCTGTGGCCGAAGCCAAGGAGTCGGCCGAAGGTCATCGTCATGAGGTGATGAAGGGAGGCTGCTGATGGCACTCCCGACCACCGATCTGGAGTGGGTCGACTACCTCTCCCGCCGCCACGACGCCGAGCGACCCGAGCTGGAGATGCTCGACCGCTACTACGAGGGCACCCAGCCACTGACGTACATGCACCCGGAGGTGCTGCGGGAGGTCGCCGACCGGATCCGCCCGGTGGTGATCGCGTGGCCGCAGCTGGTGGTTGACGCCCTCGAAGAGCGACTCGACGTGAAGGGGTTCCGGCTGCCTGACGCCGACGCCGCAGACCGGGACCTGTGGCGCGTGTGGCAGGCGAACGACTTGGACGAGATGAGCCAGCTCGCCCATGTCGACGCCCTGGTGATGCGGCGGTCGTACGTGTGCGTGGGCACCAACGAGCGTGACGCCGATACGCCGCTGATCACCGTTGAGTCGCCGCTTGAGGTCTACGCCGACATCGACCCGCGCACCCGGCGGGTGCGTGCGGCGCTGCGGCGGGTGGACGAGGAGGACTCGGTCGTCCGGATCAGCGAGCGGTACGCGACCCTCTACCTGCCGGACCGGACGATCTGGTACCGCTGGGGTGGCAGGTGGCGGGAGGAGGCCCGGGACGAGCACAGGCTCGGCGAGCCGCCGGTGGTGCCACTGGTCAACCGCCCGCGGCTGCGGGCGGCCCGCTACTCGCCCCAGACGGGGGCGCAGCGGGTGCAGTACGGTCGGTCGGAGCTGGACGCGATCCTGCCCCTGTCGGACGCCGCCAGCAAGCTGGCCACCGACATGATGGTGGCGGCGGAGTTCGTCGCGATCCCACTTCGCGGTCTGTTCGGGGTCGGCCCCGACGACCTGCAGGACGAGCGGGGTAACCGGCTGACGGCACTGCAGGCGATCATGGGCCGCCTGCTGATGATCCGGGATGACTCTGGTGTGGCGAAGTCGTTCGAATTCGCGAGCGCACAGCTCGCGAACTTCCACCAGGCGGTGGAGCGACTCGCGCAGCAGGTGGCGGCGATCGCCGGGCTGCCGCCGCACTACATCGGCACCGCCACCGACAACCCCGCCAGCGCCGACGCGATCCGCTCCGCCGAGAGCAGGCTGGTCAAGAGGGCAGAACGGAAGCAGCGCATCTTCGGCGGCGCCTGGGAGCAGGTGATGCGACTGGTACGCCGCATCCAGACCGGCGAGTGGGATCCGCGGCTGCGCCTGCTGGAGACCAACTGGCAGGACGCGTCGACGCCGACGGTCGCGCAGCGGGCGGACGCGGCGATCAAGCTCTACACGGCGCCGCCCGGCCAGCTCCCGGTCGTGCCGCTGCGGCAGACCCGCGAGGACCTCGGCTACAGCGCAGCGCAGATCGCCCGCATGGAAGCCGAGGACCGGCGTGCGGCCGAGCGGGACCCGGTGGCGGAGATCGCCCGGGGGCTGGCCGGTGGCGGAGACTGACCGGCTCGCCCTGGAGCACTACCGGATGCGTCGTCGGCTGGCCGACGCGGTTGCCCGGGCGGCGCGGCGGGAGTGGCGACGGCTGGCCGTCGCCGATCTGAGCGGGTCGTGGGATGCTCTGCTGCCGCGGCTGCTGGTCGTGCTGGCGGGCGCGCAGCGGGCTGCGGCCGCGATGGCGGACGGCTACCTCGACAGGGTGCTCGCGGCTCAGGAGGTCGACGCGGCCGCCGAGGGGGCGGTGGTCGCGTCGGCACTCGCCGGGGTCGCGTCGGACGGGCGGGAGCTGGCGTCGCTGCTGCGCGAGCCGGTCATCACCGCCAAGTCGGCGATCGGCCGCGGCGCGACGCCCGTCCGGGCGTTGGCGACCGGGTACGCCCACCTGGACATGATCGTGCGGACGCAGGTGGCGGACGCGGGACGGGCGGCGGACCAGGTGGCGCTGGTGGCCCGCCGGGCCGCGTCCGGCTACGTGCGGATGGTCGTCGGCGCCACCTGCGCCCGGTGCATCATCCTCGCCGGCCGCTGGTATGCCTGGAACAGGGGGTTTCAGCGGCATCCGCGCTGCGACTGCGTGCACATCCCGGCACGCGAGGACCGGGCCGACGAGGTACGCACCGACCCGCGCGCCCTGTTCAACACGATGTCCCGCGAGGAGCAGGACCGGGTGTTCACACGGGCCGGCGCGCAGGCGATCCGCGACGGCGCCGACATCAGCCAGGTCGTCAACGCCCGGCGCGGCATGTCGACGGCGGCCGGGCAGGCTGGCCGGCGGCGCCTGGTCCGCGACGAGATGGGCCTGTATACGACGCGGGAGGGCACCACCCGGCGCGGGTACGCGGGCCAGCTCCTCGGCGCGCAGCGCGGCGGCCGCGCCGTGCGGCTGATGCCCGAGTCCATCTACGAGCTCGCCGGCGGCAGTCGGGATGAGGCGATCCGGCTGCTGCGGGTGCACGGATATCTGATCTGACCGGGTGCGATGCCCGGCCACACCATCGAGAGGTCGCGATGACCCAGCCCACGACGACGCCGGGCGACCCGGCGCCGACCACTGACACGACTGACCAGCAGGCCGCCCCGACTGCCGCCTCGGCGGGCGACCCGCCGCAGGACAGGCCACTCGGCCCGGCCGGCGAGAGGGCGCTCCGGGAGGAGCGTGAGGCGCGCAAGGCGCTGGAGCGTCGACTCGCGGCGCTGGCGCCGCTGGAGCGGGCCGCCGCCGCGCTCGCCCCCGACCAGGGCGCCGACGACGGCAAGACTGACGTGCAGCGTCTGGCTGAGCGGTTGGACGCCTACGAGCGGCAGCTCGCCGAGGAAAGGCAGGCCCGCTGGCGGGTGGAGGTCGCCGCCGAGAGGGGGCTGCCGCCCGCGCTGGCGGACCGCCTGCGGGGGTCGACCCGCGAGGAGTTGGCCGCCGACGCCGACGCACTCAGGGCGCTCATCCCCGCGGCGGGCGCCGCCCCGCGCGTCCCGATGCCGGATCCGACGCAGGGAGCGCGGGCCCCGGTCGACCTCGACGCGCAGGTCACGGACGCGCAGCGGCGGGGCGACTGGCGCACGGTGCTCAGCTTGCAGAACAAGCGGCTGGCGACCATCGCACAGCAGCGCAGACATCAGCAGTAACCACCGGGCCGGACCGCTGGCCCGGTCACGACAGCCAGAGGAGAGTCAACCGTGGCCGGAATCACCGCGCTCGGCACCACCTACAATTTGCCGAACTACACGGGCGTCCTGCACCAGCTCACGCCCTCCGACACTCCGTTCTTCTCGGCGATCGGCGGACTGTCGGGCGGCCGGCAGACCAACAGCACCGAGTTCGAGTGGCAGACCTTCGACCTCCGGTCAGCGGGCCAGAACGTGGCCACGGAGGGCCAGGACGCGCCGGCCGAGCAGAACCGGGTCCGGGCGAACGTCAGCAACATCGTGCAGATCCACCACGAGACCATCGGCGTGTCCTACACCAAGCTGGCCGCGGTCGGCGCCAAGTCCGGGGTCAACAACGACCTGGCCAACCCGGTCACCAACGAGCTCGACTGGCAGGTCGAGCAGATGCTCAAGCAGATGGTGAGGGACATCGAGTGGTCCTTCATCAACGGCACCTACCAGAAGCCGGTCGACAACAGCACCCCGCGGCAGACCCGCGGCATCCTGGAGGCCATCACCACCAACGTGGTCGCCAACCTGACGCCCACGCCTCTGAGCGAGGACATGGTCCTCGACCTGCTGCAGATGGTGTGGGAGTCCGGCGGCATCATGGAGTCTGAGACAGCGACGCTGATGTGCGGCGCGTGGCAGAAGCGTCAGCTCACCAAGATCTTCATCACCGACCGAAACTACCAGGAGACCAGCCGGAACGTCGGCGGCGTCAGCGTCCAGGTCGTCGAGACCGACTTCGGCCGGCTCAACCTGATGCTCAACCGACACATGCCGGCCGACACGGTCGCGGTGGTCTCCCTGGAGCAGTGCGCGCCGGTCTACCAGGAAATTCCGGGCAAGGGGCACTTTTTCGCCGAGCCGCTGGCGCTCACCGGCGCGTACGAGCGCACCCAGCTCTACGGCGAGGTCGGGCTGATGTACGGCAACGAGCGCACGCACGGCAAGATCACCGGACTGACCACGGGGCCGGAGGAGTCCTGATCGGGGCGGGGAGAGAGGTGGGCGAGGTGGACCGGTACCAGGAGCGCTACCTCGCCCACCAGGCCCGCAAGCGCGAGGTGCTTCGGCAGCTGCTGTCCACCACGGTCAACACCTTCAGCGTGCACGCCGTCGGCGCGCTGATCCGTGGCCAGTTCCCAGACCGCTGTCGGTACGAGACACCCGTGGAGGCGACGATGTCCGCCTGGCGATTCGCGTGCGACCGGTACCCGAGCCTGGTCGTCCCCGCGCCGCCGGGGGCCGCCCGGGACGTGCGGTTCCGCGGTGGCGTGGCACTGGTCCGCGACCAGCGCGCGGCCGACCACCTGATCCAGCACGGCGGGCCGCTCGGCATCACCCTTATCGACGGGCCGCTGGCGGAGCGAGTGACATCCGAGGACGTTCCGGGCGGCGGCGACGTGCCTGATGGGGCGATCCGGGACGTGATGGCATGGGTCGACGGCGACCGGGCGCGCGCCGCCCGGGCACTCGAGGTGGAGCTCGCCAGGGGCGACCGGGCGCGGACGACGTTGGTCCGCGCACTTGAGGCCATGACCCGGGACGCGTGAGAGGGGGCGGATCCGATGGCCGACCAGCTGGCGACCCCGGAGGATCTCGCCGCCCTGCTGCAGCTGGACTGGGACAGCCTGGATCCGGCGCAGCAGGCTAGCCTGACGATGCTGGTCGAGATCGGCACCGCGGTCGTCCAGGCCGAGGCCGGACAGCGGTTGGTCGCCGTCACCGACGACAGCGTCACCCTGCTGGGCACCACCGACTCATGGCTGGATCTGCCGGAGCGGCCGGTCACCGCGGTGTCGTCGGTGGCGGTCGACGGCACCGCCGTCGGCGACTACCGGCTGTTCGGCGCCCGACTGTGGCGGTCGTGCGGGTGGGCGCCCTCGCCGCTGGAGCCGTCCACGGTGACGGTCGCGTACTCGCACGGGTACGCGTCCGACGCGCAGGAGCTGCAGCTGGCGCGGGGGGCGGTGTTGGCCGTCGTGCGGGACTGGGCTGCCAACCCCACGGCCGCGACGTCGCTGCGGATCGACGACTACGCCGAGACGTACTCGGCGCTGGCGGCCCGGCTGGAGACGACCACGCACCTACGGGCCGCGTTGCGCCGCCAGTACGGGCGCCGCGGCGGGCTGGTGAGGATCGGATGATCCGGGCTGCCGCGCTGCTGGCCCGCGGTCGGCGGGCCGCCGAGGCGCTGATGGTCGACGCGTGCACGATCCGCCGCCGCACCGGGGAGACGGTCGGCCCGGGCGGGGTGGTCACCCCCACCTACACGACCGTCTACTCGGGCCGGTGCCGGTGGCAGCAGCCGGCGGCGCAGGCTGCTCAGCAGGACGTCGGCGAGGACTATCTGCTGATGCTGCGCCTGGAGGTGCAGCTGCCGATGTCGGTGACCGGGGTCCAGACCGAGGACGAGATCGTCTGCGACAGCAGCGTCCACGACCCGGACCTGGTCGGCCGGGCGTTCGTGGTCCGCGACCTGGCCCACAAGAGCCATGCGACGGCCCGGCGGATCGGGGTGGTGGAGCGGACGTGACGATCCGGATCGAGCACGGCGACCTGGACCGGTGGGTGGCCACCATGGACAGGGCCACGTCGAAGGCGCCCGAGGAGGCCACCCGGGTCGTCGCCAAGGGCGCACTCAACATCAAGACGGACGCAAGGAGACGGATCGGCCGGCCCCGTCACGCGCCCGCCTACCCGGAGTCGATCGGGTACGACATCTGGCAGGGGCTGCGCGGCCCGGTGGCGGAGATCGGCCCGGACAAGCTGCGCCGCCAGGGCGCGCTGGGCAACCTGCTGGAGTACGGCAGTGTCCACAATCCCCCGCACCCGCACATGATCCCGGCGGCCGAGGCGGAGCAGCCGCGTTTCGAGCGGGCGATGGAGGCTCTCGCCGAGCGACTGCTGGAGGAGCGGTGAGCGGGGACGCGGCGCACGCGGACGCGATGCTCGCGCTGCTGCGCGCCGACCAGGGACCGCCGCCGCTGGTCGTGCTCGACGGCCGGGTGCCGCCCGCGATCACCCCGCCGTACGTCCTCGTCTACTTCGCGTCCGCCGATCCGGAGGATGCCGAGTCGCGGTCGCTGGCCGGCGACTCGCAGCGGCACCGGACCCGCGCCTACGCGCACTGCGTCGGCGCCAACGCCGAGGCGGCCCGGATCGTCGCCGACCGGGTGCGGGCCGCGTGGCTGGACGTCACCCCGACGGTCGACGGCCGGGTGTGCTGGCCCATCCGCCGCGAGGACGGCGTCCAGGCCGAGCGTGACGAGACGGCCGGTGCGGCGGCGATCGACCTGGTCGAGGTGTACCGGCTGGAGAGCGTGCCCGCCGACTAGCGGCGGCGAATCAGCGCGACCAGCAGCGCTACCAGGGCGGCGGCCCCGCCGACGCACGCGAGCAGCACCAGCACGTGCCAGATCCTCAGTGCACCCATGGCCGCCACCGTAGCGGCCGACCGCAACGTTGCCCTCCACCGATCGGGTGGAGGGCGTTGTCGTAGAGGAGACAGGAGTAGTGGCGGCACTGACACCTACCCGCCCGACGGCCGCCGGGGTGGCTTGGTCGCCCCAGGCGGTGTCGTCGAGCGACACCATCTCATCGAGCGTCCTCGGATCCCGGGGCGCCATCCTGGTCGTCACCAACGGCGGCGGGTCGGACGACTCGGTCGAGGTGAGCGACTCCGGTCTGACGCCAGCCGGCAACCCCGCCGACACGACCCCGGTCACCGTGGCCGCGGGAACGTCGGTGGCGATCCGCATCTCGCCCCGGGCGGTCGACCCGTCCACCGGGGTGGTCACCGTCACCCACTCGCAGACCAGCGACGTCACGTACGTCCTGGTGCCGGTGGAGTGATGGCGATGGACCGTACCGAGCGTGTGTGGCTGCGCAACCCGGCGACCGGCGGGTACTTCCGGTGCCCGGCTCGCGCGTCGCAGCAGTGGATCGACATGGGGTGGGAGCGGTCGGATCCGCCACCGCCGGCGCCGTCGCCGGTTGTGGCGGAGCGCCTGCGCTGGCAGGCCGAGCAGCGTGCCGCCTCGACGGCGGCGGCGACACAGTCCAGGACGCGGCGGTCAGCCGCACCACGTGCAGAGGAGATGACCGATGGCTGACAGCCTCGCAGATGGCCGTACCAGGGTGGCCTACGTGCCCAGCATCGCCAACCCAGCGGCGCCGACCGTGGACGAGCTCAACGGAGGCTTGCTGCTGCAGGACGTGATGACCGCGGATGGCTTGGTGGGTTTCGAGGCCAGCACCGCCGAGGTCGACACCAGCTCGCTCGGCAGTACGTTCGACACCAAGACGATCGGCCGCGACAGCTTCAGCGGCACCCTGCTGCGGCTCAAGAAGCAGACCGGCAGCGATCCCGCGTTCACCACCCTGACGAGGGGCACGGACGGGTACGTCGTGATCCGGCGGGATGTCGCCAAGGACACCGGATGGGCCGCCGGGCAGGACGTCGAGGTGTACCCGATCATCTGCGGTCGGCGCCGCAATCTGCCGCCCGAGGCCAACAGCGTCCGGCGGTACGAGGTGCCGACGATGATCACCGACGATCCCGAGCTGGACGCCGTCGTCGCCTCCTGACCCTTGACCAGCCCCGGGCGGTCCCCCATCCCGCCCGGGGCCGCCACCTACCGATGGGGGCCGATGGGGGATCGATGACCAGGGACATCAAGGCGCTGATCCGGGATGCGCGGCTACCGGAGGCCACCGTGGCGGTGTGCCTGCACGCCGACCTCGTGGCCGAGGTGGAGGCGGCCGAGCGGGAGCTGGCTCAGGAGCAGGCCCGGCCGCGGACCAGCCTCGGTGACGGCGGTCGGGCGCGGGAGATCGCCGAGCGGATCGAGGCGCTGCGTCGGCAGATGATGGAGTACACCGTCGAGCTCCGACTGCGGGCGATGACCCGCCCGCAGTGGCGCGCGTTCGTCGCCGAGCACCCGCCGCGCAAGGCCGACGACGGGAGTGTGGACGAGCGCGACAAGTACATCGGGGTCAACACCGACACCTTCTTTCCCGCGCTGATCCGCCGGTCGGTCGTCTCGCCCGAGCTGGACGACGAGGACTGGCGGCTGCTGCTGGACGAGCGGCTGACCGACCGGCAGGTCGACCAGCTGGCGGACGCCGCGTGGCGGCTCAACCGGAGGGACGTGGACGTCCCTTTCTCACCCGCCGCCTCGCGGATCCTGTCCTCCGAGCCCGCATAGAGGCGGCCGAGCGGCTCGGCGTCAGCCCGCGCCGGTTGGACGGATGGGAGCCGACCGAGGTCACCGAGTACGAGTACGACGAGTCGGGGCGCCTGGTCCGGTCGGTGACCACCCGGGAGTCGGAATGGGCGGAGGAGGACGTGGCGTGGATGCTCGCGCTGGCCGCCTACCGGCGCGGCCTGTGCCCGCTGTGCGGTAGGCCACTGGAGGAGTGCGCGGCGTCGGACGCGGAGGGGGCGTACACGGTCCCGCCGCCGACCCGCTGTCACGCCACGACGGCGCTGCTGATGGCGCAGGAGCGGTATCGGGACACGCCCCAGGCGGGGGCGCTGCTGTGGGTGGCCGAGAGGCGGGGGTGAGTGGTGGCGCTGCGCACGGTCGGGGTCCGGCTGCAGGCCGAGGTGTCCGGCTACATGGCCAGTCTCCGGCAGGCGAGCCGGGCAACCCGCGACTTCGCCGGCGAGCTGGACCGGGCGGCCCGGGCGGGTCACCTGGACGCGGTGGCCGACCAGGCGGGCCGGGCCGGTCTGGCGCTGGTCGGCATCGCCGGGGCGGCGATCGCGTCCGCTGCGCAGTTCGACAAGGCCATGTCGTCGGTGCAGGCGGCGACGCACGCGTCGGGTGCCGAGCTGGAGCAGCTGCGGTCCGCCGCGGTGGAGGCTGGCCGGGACACCGCGTACTCGGCGACCCAGGCGGCCGGGGCGATCGAGGAGCTGGCCAAGGCGGGCGTCGAGACGGCCGACATCCTCGGCGGCGGCCTGTCCGGTGCGCTCGCCCTGGCGGCGGCCGGGCAGATGGACGTGGCCGAGGCGGCGGAGGTGGCCGCGTCGGCGTTGACCCAGTTTCGCCTGGAGGGGTCCGATGTCGGCCACGTGGCCGACCTGCTCGCGGCCGGCGCCGGCAAGGCACAGGGCAGCGTCCACGACATGTCGATGGCGCTCAACCAGGCCGGGCTGGTGGCGGCGCAGATGGGCCTGTCCGTCGAGGACACGGTCGGCACCCTCACCGCTTTCGCCAGCGCAGGTCTGCTCGGCTCCGACGCCGGCACCAGTCTCAAAACCGCGCTGCTGATGCTGGCCGCCCCAACCGACGAGGCGGCCGAGCTGATGCGGGAGCTGGGGATCACGGCCTACGATGCCCAGGGCCGGTTCGTCGGCATGGTGTCCCTGGCCGGCCAGCTGCAGGCGCAGCTCGGCCAGCTCACCCAGGAGCAGCGCAACGCAGCGTTGGCCACAATCTTCGGGTCGGACGCGATCCGGGCGGCGAGCATCCTGTACGAGCAGGGCGCCCGGGGCATCGCCGAGTGGATCGCGCGGGTTGACGACCAGGGGTACGCGGCGGAGACCGCCGCGATGAAAACGGACAACCTGGTCGGCGACCTGGAGCGGTTGCGCGGCGAGCTGGAGACCCTGGCGATCCAGTCCGGATCTGGCGCCAACGCCGGCCTCCGTACCCTGGTCCAGGGTGCCGAGGCGCTGGTCAGCCAGTTCGGGCAGCTCCCGCCGCTGATGGGGCAGACGGTCACGGTCCTCGCCGCGGTCACCGGTGGTGCGCTGCTGCTCGGCGCCGCATGGGTGAGGACGCGGCGGGCGACCGCGGACATGCTGGAGGAGCTGCGGGCGACCGGGCCGGCCGGCACCAGGGCGGCCCGCGGCCTGGAGCTCACCACCCGGTGGGCGGGCCGGGCCGCGGCGGCGTTCGCGGCCGCGCAGGTGGCGGCGGCGACGATCTCCGCGACGGTCGGCGACACCCTCAACCCCCAGGTCGACGCCCTGGCCAGGGGGTTGCAGCGGTGGGCGGCGTCCGGTGAGCGGTCAGGCGAGGCGGCCCGGCTGCTGGGTGACGATTTCGAACACCTGGCCTACGACCTCGGGACGCTCGACTCGGGATTCTGGGCTGACCTGGGTAACGGCATCGCCGGCGCGGTCGAGTCGATGACCGGGCTCGGGTCGGTCGCCGACGAGTCGTTGCAGCATGCCCGGGAGCGCCTGGAGGCGATCGACCAGGCGCTCACCCAGCTGGTCCAGTCAGGCCAGGGCGAGCAGGCGGCGGCGATTTTCGCCAAGCTCACCGAGGAGGCGCGCGAGCAGGGCGTCTCCGTTGACGAGCTGCGGGCGGGGCTGCCCGGGTACGCGGCGGCGCTCGAGACGGCGGGTGCGGCGTCCGGGACCGCCGCCGGCCAGGTCGGCCAGCTCGGCGCCGAGGCGGAGCAGGCCGCCGAGGCCGCCGAGCAGTTGAAAGAGGCGTTTGACGAGCTGTTCGGCATCCAGATGGACGCCGATACCGCCCTCATCCAGTACCACCAGGGGCTGGCTGATGTGCGGGAGGAGCTGGGCAGGGGCACCCGGACCCTCAGTGTCCACAGCGAGGAGGGCCGCAAGAACAGGTCGGCCCTCCTCGACCAGATCGAGTCGATCAAAAACTTGCGGGATGCCCGGATCGCCGAGGGCATGTCCGTCGAGGAGGCTAACCAGAAGTACGACAGCCAGCTGGGCCAGCTCGAGAGGCTGGCGCGGCAGCTCGGCTACGACGAGGACGAGGTCCGGGACCTGATCGGCGCCTACCGGGACATCCCGAAGCGGGTGGACACCACGGTGTCCGTCGACACCCGGTCTGCGCTCCAGAGGGCGCGCGAGCTGCGCGACTACCTCAAAAAAATTCCGGACGAAGTGGTAAATATCGCCCTGCGGGTGACGGGCGCCAGCAACGCCGCCGCGGCCGCCGCCGCGATCCGCAAACAGTACGCCAATAGGTGGGGTGGCGTGTACACGCACGCGCAGGAAGGCGTGCTGCGTGAGGCGCACGTCGCTTCGCCGGTCGCCCCGGCCCGGTACGCGTACGCGGAGCCGGCCACCGGTGGCGAGGCGTTCGTGCCGAGGCACGGCGACCCGGCTCGGTCGCTGTCCATTTTGGACACGGCGGCCGGCTGGTACGGACACATGCTGGTGCCCCGGTCGCTGACGGTCACCCAGCCGGTGGCGGCGCTGCCGGTGCCCGCGCCGCCCCCCGATGTGCGCGAGGTGCGGCTGTCGGTCGGGCCGGGCGCGCAGCAAGAGCTGGTGCGGATGCTGCTGCCGCTCCTGCGGGCGGAGATCGTCACCGGGTACGGCGGGGACCTGAACCGCGCGCTGGTGAGGGGGTGACCGGGTGTCGGTCGAGCTGCGCTCGGACGCCTCGACGGTCGCCACCGTGGCGTCCACGTCGCTGACCGTCGACTGTCCGGCCGGGGTGGTGGCCGGCGACGTACTGCTGGCCGTGGTGGCAGCTGTCGGTACGCCGACGATCACCGCGCCGGCCGGCTGGGTCGAGGTCGACACCCTCGACGCCGGCACATCGTCGCTGCGGTCGGCGGTCTACTACCTGGTCGCCGACGGCGGGGAGCCGGCGTCGTGGTCGTGGACGCTGGACAGCTCGGCCCGGGCCTGGGTGTGGGTCGGCGCCTACACCGGCGTCGACCCGGACGACCCGATCCAGGCCGTCGCCGGCGAGGAGGACACGACTCCCGGCGTGAATTTCATGGCGTCGACTGACCTGCTCCGGCCGGAGGGTCGGCTGGTGTGCGCCGCGGCTGCTGTCCGGTCCGCGTCCGGGGCGGCGGTCGCCTGGTCGACGCCGACTGCCCACCGGGTGCTGCGGGCCAGCCTGAGCACCAACGGGGGGGCCGGAACCGACGTCGCCGGGTGCGTGGTCGACGGGACGGGGGACGCGGTGACGCTCTCCCCGGACACCCGCATGGTCGCCTCGCTGGCGACGACGGCCGGGCTGACGTGGGCGGTCGCGCTGGCCCCGGTGCTGGTGCCGTACGACCGCCACCAGCTACTCAGGCCGATCGTGGAGGTCGCGTGGGGTGCCGACCCGGACGGCGACCCGGCGGGCTGGACCTGGACGGACATCTCCGACCAGGTGACGCCGGCCGGGGTCACCATCACCGTCGGGCTGGCGCAGGACTCGCGGGCGTCGATGGCGCCGTCGGCCAGCCTGAGCCTCACCCTGCTCAACACGGACGGGGCCTTCACGCCGGACAACCCGTTGTCGCCGTACTGGCCGCACGTGACCACCGACGTGCCGATCAGGGTGTCGATGCCCTACGGCTACGCGCCGCCGACGGAGCGGATCACTGCTTTCGTGCAGTCGTGGAGCCCGAGCTGGGACGCGACGGGCGACTATTCGGTGGTGGGCGTGTACGCCCGAGGGCGCCTGGAGCGCATCCAGGGCGCGACCGCGCCGCTGTCCTCGGCGCTACGCCGGGCCATCTCCGGCCCGTCGGTGCCGGCCGGCGCGCTGCCGGTCGCGTACTGGCCGTGCGAGGAGGAGGTCGGCGCGGCCGAGGGCGGCTCGGCGCTACCTGGACGGCCGCCGCTCCGTGTAGCTGGCAGCGTCGAGTTCGGGGCGGCCAGCGACTGTGCCGGGTCCGGACCGCTGCCGACGCTGGCCGAGGGCGGCCAGCTCGTCGGCCAGGTCGTCGGCGCCACCCCGGGCGCCTGGTGCGCCATGGCCGTGCTCCGGCTGCCGTCGACCCCGGTCGCGTCGACCACGACGCTGATGCGGGTGGACTGCACCGGCACCGCCCGCCGGTGGCGGGTCGACCTGCAGCCCGGCACGCCAGACGAGATGTACGTCCGGGCGGTCGACTCGGACGGCGCCACGGTGGTCGAAACCGGCTTCGGCATCACCGAGTCGGAGATCTACGGCCAGTGGATCGTCCTCGCCCTGGCGGTCACCCAGGACGGCTCAGACGTCGACTACGAGGTGGCCTACTACTCGGCGGTTGGGTCGGGTGCTGGCGGCGGTGGTACGGCGTCGAGCCGGACGTGTGGGGCCGTCACCCAGGTGACGGTCGCGGCGACGTCGACCACGGCCGGCATGGGCGCTGGGCATATCGCCGTGTGGGCCGATCCCGATTTCACGTCCGGTGACGTCTTCACCTTTGCGTTCGCGGCGCTCAGCGCCGGGTCCGGCGAGTGGCCAAGCGAGCGGTTCGGCCGGCTCTGCGACGAGCTGGGGGTGCCGTACATCGTCTACGACTCGTCGGAGATCAGCCGGCTGAGGATGGGCCCGCAGCCGATCGCCGCCGCAGCGACCGTGCTCGAGGAGTGCGCCGCGACTGATCAGGGTCTGATCCACGACGCCGGACCGGGCGGGGCGCTGGCGATGGTGACCAGGCAGTATCGGTACAACTGGCTGCCCTCAATGGTCCTCGACGTCTCCGACCGGGAGGTGGCGGCGGGGCTGTCGCCGACCTACTCGACCAGGGACCGGATCAGCGACTCGACGGTGACCCGCTCCGGTGGCGCGTCGGGCCGGTACGTGGACACGACCGCCCCGGCCGGCAGGCAGGAGCAGGTGACGCTCAGCCTGGCCGAGGATGGCCTTCAGGCGCAGATCGCGGCCTGGCGGGTGGCGGTGGCGCAGCCGCGGGGGATGCGGTACTCCTCGCTGCCGCTGGATCTGCGGGCGGCCCCGCAGCTGGCGGCCGACTGGCTGGCGATGCGACCGGGCCGGCTGGTGCGCGTGACCGGTCTGTGGGTGGTGCCGACGCACCCGCCGGCGCCGCTGCTGCAGCACGTCGACGGCTGGGTCGAGCGCATCAGCAGCGAGTCGTGGACGGTGACGCTGCACACCTACCCGGCCGAGCCCTACCAGGTGGGGGTGCGTGACGACCCGGATCGGGGCCGCCGGGACACTGCGGGTTCGGAGCTGACGGCGGCGATCGACGCCGACGAGACCTCGATCGCGGTCACCAATGCAGGTCTGGCGTGGACCACGGATCCGGCGCACTACCCGCTGGACCTGATGGTGGGCGGGGAGCGCGTGCGGGCATCCGCCGCCGACGCTCAGACCCCGGGCGGGACCCTCTACACATGGGATGTCGACGCTGAGGGGTGGACCGGCGAGGGCACCACGTCGGTCACACGAGTGACGAGCCCGACCCACGACGGCACGGGTGCCCTCGAGGTGACGAAGACGATGGCCGGCGGTACGGACTCGCTGCGCTGCAACGACGCGGACGGCGCGCTCCAGGACAGGTCCAGCCTCGGGGCCGTCATCACCGTGTGGGTGCTGGTCCCCGCGGACGCGGCCGGTAGTGACTGGATGGCCCATATCGAGCTCCAAGACCCGGATTTCACGTGGGTGCCGGGCCCTGACGTGTCGCTGACGCCGGGCGTCTGGACCCAGGTCGCGTACCGGCCGACACCGTCCCTGCTGGCCTCCTGCCGGGCGATCGGAGTGCAGGTGACGGCTACCGGCGTCGCCGGTGCGCAGTCGGTCTATCTGGACACCATGACCCAGCTAAGCACCCAGACGATCACCATCAGTCAGCGCGCAGTCGACGGCGTGTCCCGGGCCTGGCCGGCCGGGACGCCGGTACGCGTCTATCAGCCCGCGCGGCGGGCGCTGTGAGGGGGGAGTATGCCTGATCTGCTGGCCGGGTCGGTGGTGTCCGCGCTGGACACCCCGCCGACGGTGGCTGACCGGCAGGACGGGACGGTCGGGTCGGTGTCGTCCGCGGTCATCGGCACGTCGTACGCCACCACGTGGGGCGGCTCCACGGTCTGCGGGGTCGCCTTCAGTGCGCCGACGACCGGCCGCGTACTGCTGCACTACGCCGCCGAGTTGGACAACAGCTCGATGGTGACTCTGGTTGCCCCGCGGGTGGGTGACGGCGCCACGGTCGGCTCCGGGGCGGAGATCGTCGCCCCGCAGGATCAGATCGCGATCTCTAACGCGGGCACGAACCAGGTCCGGTGCGGGGCGTCGCTGCTGGTCGACGGGCTCACCCCGGGCGCGACCTACAACGCGGCGTTGTCGATGCGGGTGACCGGCGGCAACGGCGCGGTCTCGCGCCGGATCGTCATCGTCGCCCCGGCTACGTGAGGAGGGCCTGATGGGCTGGAGGCTCGCCCGCTCCCTCGAGGTGCTGCGCGCCGAGGTGGACGCGATCGCGCCCAGCCGGAGCAGGGCCAGCGACGGCACGATCGGCGACGCCGCGCACGCCAGCCGGCCGTCGGACCACAACCCGAACCCGTCCCGGGTCGTGTGCGCGCTGGACCTGACCCACGACCCGGGGGCCGGGGCGGACATGCACCGGATCGCCGAGCACATCCGCACCCAGCGGCACCCGGCGCTCAAGTACGTGATCTGGAATCGGCGGATTGCGTCCGCGTCCAGTGGGTGGGCGTGGCGGACCTACACCGGCAGCAACCCGCACACGCGGCACATGCACGTCAGCGTCGGCACCGGTCCGGACGGCCGGTCGACCGGCCGCTACGACGACACCAGCCCGTGGGGGCTGGCAGGAGGAGACGACATGCTCGGAGTCAGACGAGGCGACCGGGGGGACCGGGTGCTGGCGCTCCAGCACACGCTGGTCGAGGCCGGATTCGACCCGGGGAAGCCGGATGGCGTGTACGGGGAACGGACGGCCAAGGCCGTCTACGAGATGCGGAAGGCGGCCGGGTCGGTGGCCGCGAAGGACGGCAACGAGGTCACCCCGGCGACGTACGCGCAGCTGCTGAAGATGGTGGCGAGGCGGAACGGCGCCGGGAAGCAGGGGCCGGCCGGCCCGCAGGGTCCCGCCGGCCCGCAGGGGCCGCGGGGTGAGCCCGGGCCGCCGGGTGAGGTCGACTACTCGCGGCTGGTCGCCGAGCTGCTGCGTCGGCTCACCGCGCCGGGCGAGGGGTAGCCGGTGGATCCGATCGACATGGCCGGCGCGGTGGCGGCGGTGACCGGCGCGGCCGCCGGGGTGGTGTGGATCGGGCGCGGGGCGCTCCGGTGGGGGCGCCGCATCGCGCACATGGTGGACGACCTCACGGGCGAGCCGGCTCGACCGGGGGTGCCAGCCCGGCCGGGGCTGATGGAGCGCATCGGCACCATCGAGGGCCGCCTCGACGGGCTCGATGGGCGGCTCGACGGCCTGGACGCGCGGCTCGGCTGCCTCGACGGCCGCCTCGCTGCGGTCGAGCACGAGCTGAGGCCCAACAGTGGTTCGTCGCTGCATGACAAGGTGACCCGGCTCGCTGAGGCCGTGGCGCCGGAGAGGTAGGAGAGATGCAGGAGCACACCCCTGACCCGGACAGCACCGAGCCGCTGCTCTCGGTCGGGTCGCTGACCGCCGCCGCGACCGCCGTGATCGCGCTCGTGGTCGCGTTCGGCGTACCGCTGTCCGCCGACCAGCAGTCGGCGATCCTCGGCGTGGTGGCCGTGGTGGCGCCGATCGTGGTGGCCGTGGTCGGCCGCCGCCGGGTCTACAGCCCGGCGACGGTGGCGCGGCTGCTGCGCCGCTGACCCCGGTACGCAGAGCGGCCCGGTCCCCGAGATGGGGGCCGGGCCGCTTCGTCGTTGCTGTGGCACCTGAGCGCGTCCCCATCGAGGCGGGCCGCGCACCAGGCCGCCGGGGCGTCGCCGACCACCACGACGGTCCACCACGTGCCCGGCACGTCCAGCTCGTCCGGGGTGCTCTCCGCGTCGACCCACATCCGGCCGACCAGCCACTCGTCGGCCCGGATCCGGTCCAGCAGGGCGGCATACTCCGGCTGGCCGTGGGCCAGGGTGGCGACTGCGGTCATCGCTCGCCCAGCGCCTTGAGCAGGCTCATCCGGTCGATGCCGGCTCGCCGCGCCGCAGTCGCCTTCGGGGTGCCGTCGGTGACCAGCATGACGGCGATCTGCTCGGCGGCCACGTAGGCCTCCCGCGCCCGCCGCCGCGCGTCGATCAGCGCCCGTGCCGCGTCCTCGGGCGTGGTCTCCCCGAGCAGGTACTGCACGGCCGCGGAGAGGGCGGCGTCGCGCTCCGGCTGCTCGTCGGGGTCCGGGTATCGCTCGGCGATGGCCGCCGCCACGGCGTGGAGGCGGTCGATCTGCTCGGGGGTGAGGTCGTCGGCGGCCGGGCCGAGCCAGGCCATCAGGTCGTCGCTGAGCTCCATCGGGCTACTCCTCGTCGTCGAAATCCGGGCTGTCGTCGCAGCAGCCGTGCAGGCAGGGAAGGGACTCGCCGCCGACGCTGCGGGCGAAGCGGTCACCCTCGGGGGTGCGGTGCGCCTCGGGGGCGTGGTAGATGGCCATCTCGCTCGCGGCCCGCCGGTACAGGGCGGAGGCGTAGCCGCGGCGCTGGTGCTCCCGTGGGGTCTCCACCTGAAGGATCTCGCCGGTCTCCATGTCGACCCACAGCTCCGAGACGGTCTCGCCGTCGATGACGAGGGACCAGTGGTGAGCCGGGGCGTCGTGGTCGCTGTACCGGGCGATGTCTCGAATGATCTGCCGCTCGCTCATGTAGACCAGTCTACAGTACTGATGTAGACCTGTCTACAGCGTGTCGGGGGGTCGCGGGGTGCCGATCACGGTCGATCCTGTGCTACCGTCAGTGCCACGCGTAGGTCCCCACGCATGTGGGGATGATCCATGCCACACGCTCGGATTCCCGTGATCCCCGCCATGCGGGGCTGAAGCAAGCGGCCCCGGCCTCCGCGTGGAGGCCGGGGCCGCTTCGTCGTGGCACGGCCCGTCCCGAGGCGCTAGCCCCGTCTCGGGACGGCGCCGGTCACCTCTCGCTGGCCCAGGCGCGGACGGTCGACTCGCTGATCCCCGCCGACCGGGCTATCTCGGCCTCGCTCTCCTCGGCGTACTGCTCCATCTCCCGCACGGTGGCGGGGGTCACGCCGTCGGCGATCAACGGCTCAGCCTCCTCAGGCAGGAACCCGCGCCGGGCCCAGCTCGCCGCGAGCTGACGCCCCAGCGCCGCCTTGAGTTCCCTGCCGGCCATCATGCTCTCCTCTCACCGCCCGGCGCGGATGGTCAGGTGATGGCCGCCGGCTCTGCGCACAGCCCGACCATCGCGAGGATCGCCGCTGCCCAGACCGCGACAACGGGAAGGCGAAGCCCGAAGTGCATCGGCCGGTCACGTTATCGGTCGACGTCAAGTGATCGCCGTCCGCCGATCGGCCCAGTACGGTACCCGTCCGGCGGATAGCACGCGGCGCCCCGGAGACTAGTCACGGAGCGCCGCGGTCATGACGAGGGGTGTGATTCCCGGTCCGGGCTGCCCCTCTGCGAAAGTCGACGGCCCGGACCGGGTGGTGACAGGGTGGCCTGGTCACCAGCCTGCCGCCCCGTCACCGGTGACCCGACATCCCGCCAAGGAGCAGGTCACGGGCTCATCCTGCCCGTCTGGGTATACCCAGTCAACCCGCCGTGCGGGAATGATGGCGCTCCGATGATCGGCATGGTGAGGTGACGGGCATCCCGCCAAGGAGCCCACCACCGTGCCCACGAAGACGCAGCGCGTCATGGACGACCTCACCGCGCGGATCCGGTCCGGCGAGTACCCGCCCGGCGTCCGGCTGCCGTCTCGACGCGAGCTCGCCGTTGCGTACGGGGTGTCGGAGCAGACGATCCGGAACGCGACGTACCGGCTGGCGGTGGCCGGGCTGCTGGAGAGCGTCCCCCGCGGCGGGTACTACGTGCGTCGGCGGTAGCACACGTAGCAGTCATGTGGGACAGTAGAGCGCGTGATGACGATCGAAACGCCGCGGCCGCGGGCCGCTGACGTCGCCGAGGCGCTCGCCGACCCGGGCCGCGTCGGCCGTACCCGCGCCGACCACAACGAGGGCCTGCGCCGGCTCGCGGTCGCCGTCCAGACAGCGGTCGGCCGGGGCGCCACCTACAAGGAGATTCTCGCCATCGTCGAGCAGGCCGCCACCGAGGAGGCTGCCCGGTCGCGGCTCGCCGCGCGGGCCCGCGCGATCGTCCACGACGGCGACGACAAGTTCTGACCTCGGACACGTAGAAGGGGCCCGGACCAGCACGGTCCGGGCCCCTTCTACGTGTTGCTAGGCCTTGTACCGGCCGCCGTCCAGCTTCCGCAGCTTGCCTTCCTGAACGAACTTGGCCACCCACTTGTTCACGGTCTTCATGCTGACCTCGACCCCGCGCGAGCCGAGCACCCGCTGCATCTCCGTCGGGCCGATACCCTCCGGCCCGGACTCCCGGGCGAGGTCGATCAGCAGCTCCGGCCGCCACCCCGCGCCGTCCTGGCCACCGGACGACGGCCGTAGGTCGGCGACGAGGGCCTCGAACACAGTGTCCAGCTGGTCTTTCGGCATGGACTCCATCTCGGCGCGTGCCGCCGCCCGCCGCAAACCCTCCCGCGCCCGGCGGCGGCGCTCGTCCCGCTCCTCCCGCGACAGCGGCCGGTCCTCGGGCTGAGCCTGCACCTGCTGCTCGGCCGCAACCGCCCGGTCCAGCCGGCCGGCGTCGTGGATCGCGGCGATCACGTCCGGACGGCCGTAGGCGGGCACGCTGACAGCGTCCGCCGGCTCCGGCGCGGCCGACGGGCGGCCGGCCAGCTGGTCCAGCCACGGCTGCAACCGCTGCCACCGCTCCGCGTATGTCCGGCCGCCCACGTGCTGGCCGGCCGGGTCCAGCTGGGCGCGCTGCCCGCCGGTGGCCACGACCAGGCGTCGGATCTGGTCCGGAAGCGTCCTGTACACCTTGATCTGGCGCACGGCCGCGCCACCGTCGCCGCGACGGAGGAAGAAGGTTCCGGGGTGTACGAGGTCGGCGCTGCGGACCCGGGAGCCGGGCAGCATGTATTCGAGTTCGGTGTCGTCCTCTACCGGGCCACACAACTTGAGTGCCGCCTGCTTTCGCACGCTGACCGGGATCGTGTCCATCGTGGCCCGCAGCGCCGAGAAAACAATGTTCACGGCCTCCGCGCGCCCAATTCTCTGGACCTTACGCAGCGCGTCCATCGCCGCCCGGGCCGCCGGGTCATCCTCCACCTCGGCCGACTCGTCGACCACGATCGTGATCTGCGGCAGGTCCCGGGTGACCGGCAGCAGGTCGCCGCCGGCCCGCGCGGTCAGCGCCGCGTACCTCGCCTTGCGGTCGGCGGCGATGGTGGCGGCGACCCGGGCCATCAGCACCACCTCTTCGGCGCTCGCCGCCACCCAGTCGATCGGCGGGGTGACAACCTCCCCTTCGGCGTACGGCAGCATGAACGGAACCGCGAGACCGCCGCCGTTGAGGTCGGCGATCCAGACGACAGTGTCCCGGCAGCGCAACAACTGGCCCACCAGCACCTTGAGTGCGTTGCTCTTGCCGCCGCCGCGGCGGCCAGCGATCAACGCTGACGCCTGCCGCAGATTCACGGTGGCTACGGTGGTGTCCTCGTTCACCCCGATCGGCAGGTCATCCCAGATCGACAGCGGAGACGTGTCGTCCGGTTGCGGCACATCCTCGGCGAGCGCGTACACGGTCGGGACCCGCACCACCGCCGTACCCTGCAGATCGCCCTCCTCGACGCTGATCATGCAGCCTCGGGGTAGGCGGGGCTGGGCAGCGCCGGCGAGCCGGACCGCGTTGTCGCGGATCGCCGTCCACGTGTCACCCGAGCCGGGCGCGAACTCGACGTGCAACGTGAATCCGGTGCCGGTGGGCCAGTCGATGTCGGCGGTGATGGTGATCGGCTGCACCCGGCAGATTCGCTCGATGAGCGCCTTCCACTGCGCTCGGCGACCGACCGGCTGAGACACCTTGGCCTGCGCCGCCGGAGCGGTCACCGTGCGCTCATCCTCGCCGCCGGTGAACGCTGGCGCGACCAGCCAGCCGGCCCCGGCCAGCGCCCCGCCGACGACCAGGTTGGCGACCTGCCACGGCCCGGTCACCGTCGACCAGACCGCCCACCCGCCAGCCGCGAGGCCCGCGGCGAGTCGGAACACCCGCTCCGACCACGGCCGGGCGGTGATCCAGTCCCTGACCGCCATGCCGGCGACGATGCCAGCGGCGGGGACCGCAGGCGCCCACGCCGGCACGTCGACCGCCTGCCCGACACCGGCCGCCACCAGCGGCCCGACGGTGGCGATGACGCCACCCGCGAGGCTCTCCCACGATCCCCGACCGTCCATCGCGTCTACCTCCTTACCTCGTCACTCGGCGCCGCGGACGTCCCACTTGGCCTCGATGTCCCGCGACCCGTGCCGCGGCGCGACCCCCCGCTCGATGTCGACCTCGTTCTCCCTGTGCAGGGTCGCCCGGGCCTCTTCGGCGGTGCCCGCGCCGGCGCGGATGTCGTCGGCGACGGACCGCAGCGCCTCGGCGACCGGGGCGGCGACGGGCCACTCGGACTCGGCGCGGCTGGCCATCTGCCGCACGCCGGCGGCGACGTCCGCGAGAGCGTCGCCCAGGCCCGGGATGTCGCGGACCAGGTGGTGCATCGACTCGGGGTCGTAGTCGCGGAGCGCGGCGGCCAGCTCGCTGGCGGCGGCGCGGACGCGGTTCATGTCTCCCATTGCTCCTCCTATGCGTGGGCTGGGTACTGCCGGCGTCGCGTTCTTCTCCTCGGCGGCGTCGGCTGCCTTCTTGACGGCCTCCTTGACCAGCTCGTCGGTCGTGGCGGCCTTCTCGTCCTTGGTGTTGTCCTCGGCCTTGTACGTCGCGGCCGTCGGGCCGGGTGACGGCTTGCGCTTGTCCGCCCGGGCCGGCTGGCCCCCGCGCAGGCCACGCAGGAAGTCGTCCCAGATCGACGGCTTCTTCTTGCCCGGCTTGCTACTGGACGCCCGGGCGGCGGACGGAGTGCCGTGCTGGCGGCCCCGGCTGCTGGCCGGGGCGGAGCCGCCCTTCGGCGACCGGCCCCGGCCGCTGGTCGGGGCGAACAGCCGCCCAAACGGATTCCTACCGCTGCTGCTGGCGGCCGGCCAGGGAACAGCCGGGACAACAAACCCGGCCGGGTTTGCCCGGTACCGTTGCCGGACCTGCCACGGTCGCGGCCGCGGCCGAACAGCTTGCCCAGCGGTCCCCGGCCGGTCCGGGTGGTGGTCGTCGTCTGCCTAGTAACCCCGGCAGCCCCGCGGCGGGCGGCCCGGGCCTTCCTCCACGCGATGATGAGCAGCACCGCGGTGGGCCCGAAGACGACGACGAGCAGGACGGCGTGGATCACGATTCCCCACACCGGGCCGCCGACTTGCCAGATCAGCAGCTCAACCGCGGCCACCACGAGCGCCACGGCCGCGAGCGTCTTCGGCGGCGGCATCTTGATGCGGTTACGGACCGTGCGCGGGCGAGATGTCTCGCCGCTGGCCTTCGTGGGCCGGTCCTGGGCCACCTTGGTGATCGTGTCGGGGTGAGTCACCTCGGGGTGAGTCACCTGCTCGTCGGCCGTCATCGCCGCACCTCAGAGGGGGTGGCAGACGACTCTACAGCGGGGTGAGTCACCTGGGGTGAGTCACCCCCGACACTCACCTGCCGCCGCGGGCGACCGGCCAGCGTGTAGCAGACCACCGCGGCGCCGGCGAGGATACCGAGCGTGACGGACAGCCACGTGTGGATGGCCGACCAGCCGCCGGCGACGGCACCGGTGCCGACGAACAGGCCGACCGCGCCGGACGCGCCGAGCGCGATGTTGCCGCGCGTGTTCAGGGTCCGCTGCTTCACCGGAGCATCTCCCGCCGCTCGGCGACCAGCGCCGCCACGCACGCGGCGACGACGAGGATGCCCAGGCCAGCCAGCAGCCAGGTCAGCCAGTCCGGGCCGACGGTCTCGCTGATGATCGCGCCCGTGACCGGGATGGGCAGGGTGGCGAGCAGGCCGTGCACGACGGCCGTCCACCGGTTGGCCGGCGGGTCGGTGTGCTCGACCGGGTCGTCGAGGGCCAGGTCGATGTCGTCGTCGACCGGCGGGGTGTGGTACAGGGTGGTCACGGTTCCTCTCCTTCCGGGGGGATCGGGCGGGGCGCGGCGCTTGGCTTGGTAGGTCTGCCGCGCCCCGCGACTTTGGGCTGGTCAGGACTGGTTGGTGGCCAGGTCGGCCCCCGTCTCCTCGGCCCGGTGCCGCCAGCCGGCGGCGACCGCCCGCAGCGTCTCCGTCGGCGGCAGGGCGGACGTGGCCCGGGCTAGGCGGGACGCGTCCAGGTGGTCGGCCTGGCGGTCGATCTGGTCGGCGGCGACCGCCAGGCCGACCAGGTCGCCGACCATCCCGGCGTGGGTGATACGGGTGCGGAGTCGGGGCAGCAT